CCCATGCAAACCGCCGCTCGCCCCTCCTTCCGTGATCGCCTCAATCGATCAATGTAAGGTGACAAGAGGTTCTGGAGTGCCCGTTACCGGGATTATCCGGGATTATACGGGGACATCTGGGCGCGAGAGTGGCGGGAATGCGCCGTTTGTCGATAGGGGCACTAAAATCTGGCGCTCGGCGAGACTGTCAAGAGTCGTCGGCCATTTGGACGGTGTTTTGTCAGGACCGGCTGGAGTGGACGCGATTAAGCAATCAGCGCTTCAAGAGCTTCTTAGTGGCGGAAAACCGGGCTTCAGCGCACCTTCACTGCCTAATGAAGGACCAAAAATCGGCTGCGAACTGGGACAAGAACTGGGGCGTTTGGTGTCCAAGTTCATCAAAATCAGCCCGAACTGGGCACTCATTGAAATATAAAGGGAAATTATAGCAGGACGGTCCGAAATCGCCTTACTTACATTGGTGTAAGTGGGCGGGTTTTTCCGGGCGATTGGCGTCCAGTCGCAGGCGTTTCTACTGGGCGAGAGAGGCAGAGCTGATCAACGATTATCGGCTAACTCAAAGTCGCTGCGCCGATCGTCGAACTCAGCGCCGCTCACTACCTGCAATTCCGCGCGACCGCTGAGGAAGCCGCGCTTTATCTGACAACGAACGTAGCGAGTTTCGCCCGGTTCGACGAGGACTTCTACGCTGGTGTGGCGGTTCTCTAGAATATAGCGTCCAGGCTCAACGTCCAATTCAGCAAATCGCCCGCGTCCGAGTTCTGTCACGTCCTCGCCCTCGAAGCGGATCGGACAGCCAATAGCTGCGCCCCAGACGCTTCCCCTGCGATACACGATGATGTGGCCAGCATCCTCTGAAGGGACTTCCTCTAAAGAAGGGCCCTCGACAGGCGCGGCGGCTGCGAGAATTAGTGCGAGAAGCATTCTATACCCTCCTAGCGATGGCGATGACGCGGCCGATAATAATGAGTTCGTCCTGGGCGACCTCGTAATCGGGGACGTTGGCGTTGTCGGATAGTAAAGTGACTTGCCCCCCGGCCTCGACCCGCACCCGCTTTACCATACCAATGCCGCCGGAGGCGAGAGCCCAGATTTGATCGTTGATACGGATGGCATCGCGGCTGCGATCAATCAGAAGGACGTCCCGGTCACCGATGGTGGGGTACATGCTGTCGCCGACACCATATGACCAGACCAGCTGATCGGCCGGCGCGCTGGTGAACATGCGGACGAAGGCTCGCGGAAAGCGCTCTATCCGCTCGCCGACATCGACATCGTCCAGGAAAGTCCCGCCCATGCCGTAGCCGAGCTCGAGCATCGGGATTTCGAAGCTGTCATCCGGCGGCTCGGGCACGTCGATGTGCGCGAGCGCAGCAGCGCCGGCGCGGGACCAACCGGGAAATTTCGGGTAAGCGTCGTGGAGTTTTTCCAGCGTCCGCTGGCTGATCCGCGTGGTTGCAGTACCCTTAATCGGGCGCTGAATTGTGGTGGGATCGACACGGGCCTTGCGGGCGACTTCGGCTGCGGTGACGCCGGAATAATCCACTAGAGCGCGCATAAAGGAGGAGTCTTGTTCTAGGCCCGACATAAGAGTGGGCTATCAAAACGATGGCGGAATGATGAGCGGAATAAATCCTGTTGCAAGACGGGAAAAATACCGCTACTCCCGTCACCATGAACCAGCAGCAAATCGTCAAAGATATTCAGCAGAGGGCGAAAGCCTCGCGGATATCTATCGCAGCCCTGTGCCGCCGGGCGGGAATTTCCCCGGACACCTTTCACAATTGGAAGAAGACCGAGCGGAACCCCAACCCGTGCGGCGCCAACCTGCATTCGATCGAGGCGCTCTATCGCGAACTGGACAAGATCGACGCCGAGGACACCGCGCGGCTCTCGCGCCGCAGCGGCAAGGCGGTGGCGGCATGAGCAATCAGATGGTCGATGCCGGGTTCGCCGATGTCGAGATCGCGCGGGAGATCGTCCGGCGGCTGAAAATGCGTGCTGCCTTAAAGGATGCACGCGGATCAATCGAAGAACTCCTCGAGCTGCTCGACAAGAGCATTCAGGCGGATCGCGACCGGAGCGCGGCCCTGTTCGACGAGGCGGGCGATCTCCTCCCGGCCGAAGTCGAGCGTCTCCAGCGTGATGCGGCGGTCAACGCCGTCGCAGGCAAGGATGTGCGCGAGAAGGAGCTTCTCGAAGGCATGAAGCTGGCTCTTGATCTCCTGGACAGGATCGGCGTCGGAATTCGGCATGGGCTGTTCTCCTCGTGTGGCGGGGACGAGCTTAGCCAGGCCCGGACAGGCGCGCAGCGTCTACGTGGAGGCCGCGCATGAACACCGGAGCGGTGCTGAGCGAGGCGAAGCTGATGGAGCTTTCGCCGGATCACGTCGACGAGAGCGACCGGATCGGCTTCTACCACGAGGACAAGGCCGTCGCACTCGGCCGCCTGATGGCGGTCGATGGTCAGCGCGACCCGATCAAGGTCCGCGCCAATGCGGGCGATCCGGATCGGCCCTGGAAGCTGGTAACCGGGCTGCATCGCCTGATGGGCGCGCGGATCGAATGCTCGACGGTCTTCGCGATCGAGGTTTCGGGCGAGGCCGACCAGTTCAAAGACCTGGAAGCGAGCGAGAACCTGCATCGCAGGCCGCTCGGGCCGATCGAGCGGGCGAAGTTCACCGCCGCGCTTGTCCAGGCGGCGCAGGAGCGGATTGCGCGAGAGCATGGCAACCTTGGTCAACACAAACTGGCAATCAAGGCTCGCTGGGATCGCGTGAAGCACGGCGAAGAGCGGGTCGAAGGTGCGTTGAGGGACGAGACCGAGGATACGTGTGCAAAGTTTGCACACGTATACGGTTGGGAAGAATCCGCGCGTGAAGCTTTCGGCATGTCGCGGAGATCGCTCTACGACAGCCTTTCCCTTTATCGCCTCATCATCGAGCAGTTTCCCGACTTGGTCGAGGCGCTTTCGAAGCATCCCGTCGTGGGTGAGAATGCCAGCCAGCTGAAGGCGATCGCGGCGGTCAAGGACGAGGGCCGGCGCCGCGAAGTAATCGAGGTTTTGCTCGCCGATCATGAGATTGGCGCGGACGATGCGCGCATTCTCGTGGGCGTCGATCGACCCGGCGGCCCCGATGCGACGCCGGTGGCCCATCAGAAGCACTTCAATGCGATCGAAGGCGGCTGGTCGAGGCTCGGAAACCCCGAGAAGCGTCTATTTCTTCCGCGCATCCCGAAAATGCTGACCGAGGGCATGAAGCGCGAGTTGCGCGACATGCTCAACGAGGAGCTGGGCGAATGACGAAGATCGTTATTCGGGAGATCGGCGATCTGCAGATGCATCGGGGCTCTTTCGGCCCATCACATGCTGAGTTCGAATATGGCCCGCTAGCTATTGATGCAATTGGGCACGCGACTGCGGAAGACCTCCTAGTCGAGCTCCGTATGTCGATGAGTGAAGCCCACGCTCAGATGGTGGTAGGCATCCTGCTCGAAGCAGACCTAACCTTCGACAGCACGATCGACGTCGAGGTCGTCTGATGCGCGGTGAAATCTCCTCCGGCAAGTACTCGAAGCGTCATCCGCTCGACTGGTATGTCGATCCGGTGTGGTGCGCCGCGCAGCTCGCGCTGGCGATGGACGGGTTCTGGTTCGAGCATGCCCATGGGCTCGCGATCTGGGATCCGAGCTGCGGCATGGGTAACACCCTGCATGCCGCGCATGAACTGAATTTGCGGACGATCGGCTCGGACGTGGTCGATAATCTCGCGTTCGACCAGTTCATACAGAACAGCGGTCACGATAGCGGCTATATCGACCCCGAGTTCTTCATCGCCGATTTCCTCGAGCTCGAGCACCGGCCCGCGCCGTGCAGCATCGTGTGCAACCCGCCCTATTCCTATGGCCGGCGACCGATGGCCGAGTTGTTCGCGCGCCAGGCGCTGAAGCTTTCGAGCAAGCATGTCTGCCTGCTGCTGCCGAGCAAGTGGCTCGCGAGCCAGGGACGCTACGACCTGTTCACCGAACATCCGCCGTTAGCCGTCCTCCACCTTTGTCAGCGCCCGAGCATGCCGCCGGGCGACATGATGGCGGCGATGGGCGAGCGCGCCGGGCGCGGCGGGATGACCGATTATTGCTGGATCGTCTGGGACGCGACGGTGCCAACGGCGTGCGGTGCGACGCGCACGATCTGGCTGCCGCCACTTCACCGAAACGACAAAATCCGACCGATCCGGGAGAGCCGATAATGCGCAATCCGATACCTCATTGCACCTGGTGGGAGCTGGCGCTGGCAGCGGCATGCGCCGTGATCCTCGTTGCCTGCGGCGCGGCAGTCGTTCTCTCGATCGACCTCGCGATCGCGAACGGGGGGTTCCAATGAGCCTGTCCGTGCCGAGCGAGGACGCGATCGCGCGCGAAATAGCAGAGACCGGCCTTGGCCGACTGCCCTGCATCCGCCGGATCCAGCAGCGCGAAAGCCTGCGCCGCAAAGCATGCGGGAGGCTCGTATGATCTCGCTCACCCCCGAACAGACGCGCGTGAAGCGCTTCATCGAGAGATATTCGCGTCGGCACGGTTCGGTGCCCAATTACAGCGAGATCGCCCAGGGCTGCGACCTCTCGAGCAAAGGGACCGCCTGGTATGCCGTGGCTCGGCTGATCGAGCGCGGGCACGCGCGGCGGACCGGCGAAGGCGAACGGAACTACGAGCTGGTTCATGCGGCCATATCGCGCGCTCCGGATGGAGCGCCGCTCTACTTCGTGCCGGTGGGGGGGATCTGAGATGGCCTTAAGTCGCACCGAAAGAGAAATAATGGAGCTGTCGGACGCGGGGTTCGTGCCCCGCGAGATCGCGCGGCACCTGGGCATCTCGAACAAATATGCGACCGATACCGTCTCCCGGTTCACGGTGAACACGTATCGCGAAGCGCGGGAGGCCGATGCGCTGCGCGCGCAGACCCGCAAGCTGGGCAAGATCGTCGTTGCAGCGGGAGGGCATCGCTGATGGCCCGGTTCGCATCCCTCGCCGAGAAATACCGCCACCACCGCAAGTGCTTCGAGCTGGGGCTCGCCCTCGGCATCACACCGAAGGAGGCGGAGAGCATGATCGAGCGCGTCCAGGCTCGCAAGGCGCACCGGGCGCTTTGCCGCAGATACGGACAGGAATCGGCGCTGCCGCCGCTCGAACTGCCGCGCAGCCGTGCGGATTTCGAGCGTTGGGACGCGCCCTGGATGTCGAGGGACTGAGCGTGAAGTACGGCCCTACATCGCAATATGAATTCAGCGCCATGACGCCGATCGAACGCACGGTCACCGGCTTGTGGGACGCGGGCGCCTCGATCGAGCAGATCGCGCTCGAACTGGACCGAACGAGGAGCATGATCTCGGGCATTGTCTCCCGGCTCGACGAGAACGGCGAGCGCCGTTCGGAACGCACCATGATGGGAAAAGGCAGCGAAGCGCTGCTGGTCGCGCTGCGTGGCTCCGCCGATGCCTGACCTCGTCGTCACACGGCATGCGATGGATCGCTACCGGGAGCGGGTCGCGGACCTGCCCGATTGCGACATCTTCGCGCGGCTGACCGGCTCCACCTTCGAGGCAGCGGCCGCGTTCGGCGCGCCGTTCGTGCGCCTCGAAAGCGGCCAGCGCGTGGTCATTCGCGGTTTTACTGTCGTCACCGTGCTGCCGATCGACTGCCATCCGGGCAAGCTCGACCCGCGCCGCGACCCGACGGGCGACTGGGACGCCATCGATGGGTAAGGCGAAAGCGCATCCCGATCAGGTGGCGTTCGATTTCAGCGCGCCGGTGCCCGCGCGCGGGGTCGCGGAACTGGCCGGGCTCGAGCGGCAGATCAACGAAGCCGTCGGCGTCATCCTCAATACCGATCCGCGCCCGCGCGAGGTGATTGCGGCCGAGATGAGCATCCTGCTCGACGACACGGTGAGCCGGGCGATGCTGGACGCCTATGCGAGCCCCGCGCGAACCGAGCACAAGGTGCCGGCGAGCCGCCTGCTCGCACTGCTCGTCGTCACCGACCGGCAGGATCTGGCGCGGCCGGTCCTGGCCAAGGCCGGGATCGGAGCTCTCATCGGCGACGAGGTCAAGACCGCGCGCATCGGACAGTTGCAGGCGCGGATCACCCAGGCGCAAGCCGAAATGCGCGCACTCAAGAAGGATGCGCCCCAGATCTACGAGGGCGAGGACTGATGGCGCGCGGAGGGGAATTCGAAAACGTGGTGACCCGCGAATGGTTCACGGCCGCCGAGCTCGCCGAGCTTGGCCTGCCGGGACTTGCGCGCGACAAGCGCTCGATCAATCGCCGTGCGGACAATGAGCGCTGGGCCTCGCGGCTCGGCTCCGACGGCGCGCTGCTGGTGCGGCAGCGCGCCGGTCGCGGGGGCGGCACGGAATACCATGTCAGCCTGCTGCCCGGCGAAGCGCGCATCGCCCTCGAGCAGCGCGGGATCTACGCGCCGCCAGCGGCGGTGGAGGATGCCAATGCCAGCGGTTGGATCTGGTACGATCGGCAGAGCGAGGCGACGAAGGCGGAAGCCGAGCGCCGGTTGATCGCGGTCCAGGCGGTCGAAACGCTCGAGGCGAGCGGGCTTTCGCGCACTGCGGCGATCGCCGCGACATCCGACGAGCGCGAGGTCGGGAAGTCGACCCTGTGGAACTGGCTGAAATTGGTCGACGGGATCGATCCGGCCAACCGCCTGCCGGAGCTCGCCCCCAACCGGCAGGGCGGCGGCGTGGCAGCCGAGATCGACGACGAATTGTGGCGGATATTCCTAAGCGACTATCTGCGACTGTCGCAGCCCACCCTGACCAGCTGCTATGCGCGGACCGCCAAGATCGCCGCCAAAAAGGGCTGTTCGATGCCCTCCGAGCGCACGTTCAGGCGGCGTTTGAAGGCGGAGGTCGCGCAGTCGATCATCACCCGCCGGCGCAAGGGCGACGAGGCGCTGCGGCGCTCCGTTCCGGCCGAACGCCGCAGCGTGACGCATCTGCGCGTGCTGGAACACGTCAATATCGACGGCCACCGCTTCGACGTTTTCGTGCAGCCGCCGCCCGGCAGCGCGAAATCCAAGCCGATCCGCCCGACCATGGTGGCAATCCAGGACGTACGCTCGAGCAAGATCCTCGCCTGGCGGGTCGCAGAAACCGAATGCTCGGCCACCGCGCGCCTCGCCTTCGCAGACCTCTTCCGCAATCACGGTATCCCCAAGGCCTGCACGCTCGACAACGGACGCGGCTTTGCCAGCAAGTGGATCACGGGCGGGGCGAGCACCCGCTTCCGCTTCAAGATCCGCGATGAAGAGCCGACCGGGCTGCTGACGACGCTTGGCATCGAGATCCATTGGGCACTGCCGTATCGCGGCCAGTCCAAGCCGATCGAGCGCGCATTCCGCGATCTGTGCGATACGATCGCCAAGCATCCCAAGCTCGAAGGCGCATACACCGGCAACTCGCCCAGCGCGAAGCCGGAGAATTACGGCAGCCGGGCGGTCGCCTGGGACGAGTTCGTCGAGTTCGTGAACGAAGGCGTCGCGCTGCACAATGCGCGCACCGGGCGGAAGGGGCGCGATTATGCCGGGCGCAGCTTCGACCAGGTATGGAACGAGCTGGCGGCGCACTCGCCGATCGGTCGGGCGCGGCCCGAGCAATTGCGGCTCGCCTTGCTCGCCGCCGACGAGAAGCTGGTCAACCGGACCACGGGCGAGATCGAGCTTTACGGCAATCGCTACTGGTCGCCCGAATGCGGTGAGCTTCACGGACAGAAAGTGACGGTGCGGTTCGATCCGGAGAACCTGCACCAGGAGGTCTACCTCTACGATCAGGCCGGGCGGTTCCTCACGGAGGCCCAGCTCCTCCGCGACAGCGGTTTCGACGACGTGGCTGGTGCGAAGGCCACCGCCAAGCGGGTCAAGGAGCAACGCCAGAAGGTTCGCGAAGGCGAGGAGGCGCTGCGCCTCCTGCGCGCGGAGGAAGTCGCCGCGCGGCAGGCAAAAATCCATGCCGTTCCCACCCCGGAGCCGAGCGTGATCCGTCCGGTTCGCGAGATCGGGAACACCGCAGCGGCGCTCAAGCGGGAACCCAAACCAGAGAAAAGGCCGCATCGCGACCCGCTCGACAGTGTCGCGCGCGTCGGGCTGCGGCTGGTCGAAGCCAAGAATGAAAGGGACAGCCGATGAACAATGTCAACAACGTGCCGATCGATGTGGAGGAAATGCGGCTCTGGGCGCAGGGCTTCATGAAGCAGTTCACCCCGATGCTCTCCAATGTCGAGATGGCGCGGCGATCGGGTATTCCGACGGGAACGCTGGGGCCGTTCCTGGCAGACAAGTATCCGGGGCGAAACGACAACATCGCGCGCAAGCTTCTGGCCTTCAAGGCGAAGGTCGAAGCGAGCAAGAAGGTGAACGACGCGCTGCCGGTCGATCCGGGCTATTTCGAGACCGAGACATCGATCAAGTTCGAGAAGCTGCTGACGCTGGCGCATACCGGCCGTATCACCGCGATCGGGACGGGGCCGGGCACCGGCAAGACGATCACAATCCGCGAATACCGCGAAGCGCGCTCGGAAGTGTTCGTCGCCACGATGTCGCCCAGCAAGCGCAGCCTGGTGCAGATGATCACCGAAGTGCAGCTCGCGCTGGGCATGATCCCGCGCAAGATGCGCGCCGCCGATGCCTCGCGCAAGGTTGTCGACCGGCTGACGGGGCGCAACGCGCTGCTGGTGATCGACGAGGCCAATCACCTCAATTACGAATCGATCGACGAGCTGCGCGCCTGGCATGACGCGACCGGCGTTGGCCTGTGCCTCGCGGGTAACGAAGAGCTCGTCCGCGAAATTCAGCAGGGCAAGAACAAGGATGCCTTCGCACGGCTCAACAGCCGGATCGCGCGGATCTACACGCAGCAAACGCCCGATCCGGACGATGTGATCGCATTCTGCGAGGGCTGGCGAATTCATGATCCGGCGATCCGCGAGTATCTGAGTACGATCGGCACGCATCGCGATGCGGGGGGCTTGCGCGAATGCAAGCAGCTGGTCGAGATCGCTTCCTACATTGCCGATGAGGATGGCCGGGGGCTCTTGCTGTTCGATCTGCAGGATGTGCAGCGCACACGCGGCAGCCGGTGGATCAAGGCATGAAGACGACCATCGGTATCGTGCGGCGCGTCATGCGCGAATACGACGCGGTCTACGGCGTGGGCGCGGCGGCGCGGGAGCTTCAGAAGGGGCTTTTGTGCGCGATCGGGCTCTATGTCCTTGCGACCGGGATCGCCGCGATCGGGGGAGGCGTGTAATGGGCGCCCAGACCAAACCCGCGACGTTCGACCGCACTCGGCAGAATCGGCGCGCGATGCTGGCGAAGGTCCATATCGCGAAGAAGCAGCTTGCGCTCGACGAGGACGATTATCGGCAGATCCTGTTCGACGTGACGGGGTATGACAGTGCCGGAGATTGCGAGGACGCCGCGCTGAAGCGGGTTCTGAAGCGGCTCGAAGCGCTCGGGTTCAAGCCGCTGCCCAAACGGGGCGCTTCGCAGCCCGCACGAAGCCCGATGGCGAAGAAGGCGCGTGCGCTGTGGATCTCGCTGCATCATCTGGGCGAGGTTCGCAATGCGAGCGAGAAAGCGCTCGAGGCGTTCGGCAAGCGCCAGCTCGGCTGCGAGCGGATGGCCTGGGCGAACCAGCGCGAGGCCTACAAGCTGATCGAGGCACTGAAGGCGATGGCGGAGCGCGCCGGGTGGCGGCAGACCAACGCCCATGGTGCCGCGCTGTCGCCGCGCGAACTCAATGAAGGTTTGTGCGAGGCGATCCTGTGCAAGCTGAAGAATGCGGGCGAAGTGCCCGAGCACTGGACGCTCAACGACGCGGCCTTCCGGCTATGCGGGACCGAGCCGGGCGCGGCAGGCCCGATGAGAGGCGAGGACTACGCGGACCTCGCGGCCAAGCTCGGCAAGGTTCTGCGTGAAACGGGAGGTGAGACATGCTGACCGATGCACGGAAACGCGTAATCGCGATCGAGACCCAAGTCTTGGTGATCGAGATAATCCAAAAGCACGGAGGCTATCACAGCGGAGGCCTTCCCTTCGAGATGGCTTCGTTAGACATGTTTTTTTGGGAAGATGATGAAGAATCGGGGCGGGTAGCGGGCTGCTCTTACAGAGGAATTAGGGTGTGCTCGGAAGGTTCGAGTGGCCCGGAGCTTCTCGATCTTTGGTTAGCTAAGGCGAAGACAGAGTTGGCAGTCATGCGCGCACTGGGGGAGCGCGCATGATCTTGTACTCCTTCCCGCACACGAAGGGGTTGCGTCGGATCGGGGCGAGCGAGCGGACGGCGGCTACCCTCATATTGATCGTCTGTCCGCCGACGGTTCGCGCAGAGTTGCGCGCTATCGGGTTGCTGCCATGAAGTTGTTGATCACCGATCCGCTGCCGCTGCACCGTCAGCCCCATGGCCCCGCCTATTACCAAGGCGAGATCAACGTCTGCCCGAGCTGCGGCGGGACGGCGTTCTCGGTCGGGCGGTCGACCGCGGAATGCGGCCGCTGCGGGCGACCGATGATTCTCGCGCACCGGAAGCTGTGAGCGAAAAGCCCATCTTTGACCGCGTATGGTACTGGCGCTCAACTTTGCCTCATCGCAAAGGAGACCGCTGCCGAATTGTCGCGCGCGGCACGATGAATAGCTGCCAAATCGAATTCGAGGACGGCGAGCGGCACATTGTGTCCCGCTTTGCCGTGCGAAAGGTCGCATCGTGAGCGATCGCCGCGCCTACCTTCCCGGCGTGCTGGGCGATATCGCGCGGGTGGCGGGCGAGGAAGCGGCGCTCGCGATCGCGCGCAAGTTCGGCGGGACGCGGGTCTATTTTCCCGCCGAGCCTGCCGCCGATCACTGGCTGAGCAAGCTCGTCGGGCACGAGACCGCGCTCGCCATCGGCGACCATCTGACCGGCGGTTTCGTCGGCGGCGCGCGCATCGATCTGCCGAGCGGAGCCTTCGGCCACCAGGAAAGCGTACGCGCCAGGGTCGACCGGATGATCGGGGAGGGCGCGAGCGTGCGTGACATTGCGCTGGCCACTCGCTACACCGAGCGCGCGGTCCACAAGCGCAAGGCCAAGCTGCGCGACGATCGCCAGGACGATCTCTTCTCCGACTAGAGCCCGCGCGAGAGCCGGCCCCTGAACGCGTTCAGGGGCGCAGCCGGGCGCGACTTCCCCCATTCCGGCGAGCATGGTCGCCCAGAAACTCTCGATCCGCACGATGCAGGAAATCGCCGAGCACGAAGGTCTCGTGCTCGAAGCGTACAAGTGCAGCGCAGGCCGCTGGACCTGGGGGTTCGGCGTGACCGGGAAGAGCGGCCATGAAGTCTATCCGCGATATTACCGCAGGAGCTCCAGCCTCGAGCGAGCGGTCGAGGTCTACGAATGGCTGCTGCGCACGCGATACCTGCCTGCCGTGGAACGTGCCTTCGCCGGACACGAACTGAGCGAGGCGCAGCTTACAGCGGCGCTTTCGTTCCACTGGAACACGGGCGCGATCGAGAGGGCCGACTGGGTCGGTCGTTTCCGGGACGGCGATCTCTCGGCGGCGCGGCGCGCCTTTATGAACTGGGTCACTCCGCGCGAGATCATCGGGCGGCGCAAGGCGGAGCGCGCGCTGTTCTTCGACGGCATGTGGACCGGCGACGGCTTCGTCACGCTTTACGACCGGGTATCGCGCCTTGCGTCCGCCAACCCGGTCTGGTCGAGCGCGCGGCAGATCGATATCCGGCCGGCCCTGCACGCCGCCCTGGCGAAGGCCGGGTGATGTTCAGCGCGCTCAAGCTTTTCTTCTCCGGCATCCTCGGTTCGATCGTCAGGGCGGCTTCATCGGCGCTTGAGTGGGTGCTCAGCGACTGGCGACACGGACCGCTCGTTTTCTTCGGGTTCGGGTTGCTGGCGCATGTTTTCTTTATAGATCCCGGCCTGCGCTCCGATCTTGCCGACCTTGCCGAGGCGCGCGACATCGCGCTCGAGCGCGCCGACGCGGAACGCCAGGCGCGCCTGCGCACGATCCTGAATTACGAGCAGGCCGCGCGCCGGGCGAAGGCCGAGGCCGATGCGAACGCCGCGCGGGTCCGGGCCGAGCAGAACGCGATCACCAGGGAGACGATCGATGATTACGAAAGCCGCCTTGCCGATGCTCGCGCTCGCGCTGAGCGCCTGCGCGCGCAGTTCGCCCGAACCGCCGCAGGCGATCCCGGCGGTGCCCGAGCAACTGATCTGCCCGGCTCCGGCCAGTCCGCCGCCCGCGCTGCTGGCGCGTCCGAGGATCCTGGACTTCCTGCCGCCCGAGACGGCTGCCCCGCCGGCTTCGCCTGCCTCACCCTCGCCGAAGCGCTGATCGCGACCGAGCAGGCGGTCCAGCTCGACGCGCTGATCGCCTGGACCGAGCTGCAGGCCGCGATCGGCTTCACGCCCGAGGCCGGCCGTGCACAGTAGCGAGCGCGGCCTCGAGCGCGCGGAGGGTTTCGAGCGCCAGCAGGGTGAGTTGCGGATCGCGCGCATCCGCGGGTCCCTGACGCTTACCGGTGACGAGTTCTACGAGGATTGCGGCGATGCGATCGGCATGCGGCGCCGGGCCGCGCTGCCTTCGGCGACGCGCTGCGTCGAATGCCAGGCAAGGCACGAAGGGGGCGCGCGTGGTCGCTGAATTCAAGTTTCTTGCCGGATGGCTGCCCGCGTTCGCGGTGGCGGCCATTGTTCCGGGTGATGGAACGCCGCTCGGCGACCGGTTCCTGATCGACGTCTTCGGCCTGCCTGTGCCGGTGGTGACGTGCGCCCTGGGAGCGCTCGGCATCGTCGCCTCCAGGCCGTTCACGCGGCGGGCGGAAGCCGATCTGGGGTGGCCGCTGCGCCTGCTGGTCAGCCTCATCATGCTCGTCGTGGTGGAGTTGTGGATCATCGAATCGCGGCCGGGCTGGCTGTTCGCCTTCGTCGTTGCGATCGGGCTGGGTTTTTCGGGTTATTCGCTGATCGAGCTGTTCGGCGAGGAAGTGAAGACGATGATGCGCCGCGCCTTCGAGAAGGCCGGCGCCGGAATTGGAAAAGGGCCGCGCGAGTGAACTCGTCGGGAATACTGGAGTTGGCGATCATCGCCTTCATCGTGATCGGGATTGGCGCCGCGATCTGGCGTGGCGGTGCGCGCAACCCGGTCGGCACCGGCGCGCTGCAGAAAGACGTCAGCAAGCTCAAAAGCGAGGTCGGCGCGATCTCGGGCAGCGTCGAACGGCTCAACGCACATTTCGTGACGGCGCAGGATTTCGAGCGCGAGCAGGTCCGGATCGAGAAGGCGCTCGCCGCGCTCGGTTCGGTCGAAAGCGAGCTTGCCATGCTCGCCTCGAACATCGGTGCGCGCAACGCGGTGACGGAGGCACTGGCCGAGAGCGTGCGCGCCATGGCCGCCGAGCTGAAGGCGCACCAGAAGGACGTCTCCGCCAGGTTCGAGCAGCTTTCCGACCTGTCCGAGCGGATCGAGGCCAACCGGGCAGGGATCGACAGCATCATCGAGCGATTGCCGGCGATAACGCTGCGCCAGTCCCAGATGGCCGAGGAGGTTTCCTCGATCAAATCGGGAATGGCGGGGGTCGCCGCAGCAACGCAGCACACGGGGAAGCAGGTGGATCGCCTCTACGACGTGCTGGTTACGAAGGGGATGGAAAAGTGAGCCTGAAGAGAGACCTGGCCGAGCAGATCGCGAAGGAAGCGCGGCTCTACATCCTGCGGGAACTGGCCGAGCAGACCAACGGGCGGCTTTCCGCGAGCCTGCTCAAGCGGGTGCTCGACGCGCATGAAATCCACCGCGACCGCGACTGGATCGAAACCCAGTTGGAAAAGCTTGAGGCGCTGGGCGCGATCTCGATCATCCATGCCGGGACCATGCCGATCGCCGTCATAGAGCGCGTCGGTCTCGACCATCTCGAGCAGCGCGCGGTCATTTCCGGCATCGCGCGCCCACGGGATGTCGAGTGATGAGCGGCAAGCCACAGAGTTCGGGCGACAAGCGGCAGGGTCGGGGCCGGCTTTCCTCGATCGACATGCTGCCCGACGAGGCGCAGCCCGATCTGCTGTGGGCGCTCGACCAGCTGCGCGAGCGGAGCCTGCCGCAGAAGGTGATCCTCGAGGAGTTCAATGCTCGGCTGATCGCACTCGACATCAAGCCGATAAGCAAGAGCGCCTGGAGCCGCTACGCCGTCAGAAAGGCGATCCAGTATCGCCGACAGGACGAGACGCGCCGGATCGCAGGCGAGCTCGCGGCCTCGATGGGAACGGACGATGCCGACGAGATGACGGTGATGATCGCCGAGATGGTGAAGATCGCCGCATTCGAGATCCTCGAGGGCGGAGAGCTTTCGACCAAGGGCATCATGGAGATCAGCCGCGCGCTGCAAAGCTCGGTCAGCGCGCAGAAGGCCAGCGCGGACTATCGCGAGCAATTGCAGAAGCGGATCGACGCCAAGCTCGCCGAGGCGGCCGAGAAGGTCGGCGCGATCGGCCGCAAGAAAGGCGTTTCCAAGGCCGCGATGAAGCAGATCAACGATGCGCTGATGGGCGGCGGCTGATGGCGGGAAAGGCGCCTGGAAACGCGAAATGCGTACCCAAGGACCGCGATGCGATCTTCCTGCCCTACCAGGCGGCGTGGATCCGCGACGAGGCCCGCCTGAAGCTGATCGAGAAGAGCCGCCAGATCGGCCTGTCCTGGGCGACCGCCTATGCCTGCGTCCAGCGCACCGCGCTCGAGGATGCGCGGCTCGATCAGTGGGTGAGCTCGCGCGACGATGCGCAGGCGCAGCTCTTCCTCGAAGATTGCAAGCTGTGGGCCGGCAATCTGAAGATCGCCGCCGACGATCTCGGCCAGCAGGTGATCGATCCGCGCGACCGTCAGACCTCCTACGTCCTGCGCTTCGCCAATGGCCGCCGGATCAATTCGATGTCGTCCAACCCGAACGCGCAGGCGGGCAAGCGCGGCGGACGCGTGCTCGACGAATTCGCGCTGCATCCCGATCCCAAGAAGCTCTGGGCGATCGCCTATCCCGGCATCACCTGGGGCGGCGCGATGGAGGTGATCAGCACGCATCGCGGCAGCCACAATTACTTCAACACGCTGGTGCGCGAGGTGCGCGAGGGCGGCAATCCGAAGGGAATCAGCCTGCACACCGTCACGCTGCAGGACGCGCTCGACCAGGGCTTTTTGTGGAAGTTGCAGCAGGTTCTTCCGGCCGACGACAAGCGGCAGGCGATGGACGAGGCGGCGTATTTCGAGTTCGTGAAGAGCGGCGTCGTCGACGAGGAGAGCTTCCTCCAGGAATTCATGTGCAAGCCGGCCGACGACGATGCGGCGTTCCTCGAATACGAGCTGATCGCGAATGCCGAATATCGCCAGGGAACCGCGTGGCAGCAAATCGAGGACGGCGCGCTGTTCGCCGGCGTCGATATCGGCCGCAAGAAGGATCTGACCGTGCTGTGGATCGTCGAGAAGCTCGGCGATGTCTTCTACACCCGCCACATCGAAGCGCTGCAGAACATGAGCAAGGGCGACCAGGAGAAGGTGATCTGGCCCTGGTTCGAGAGATGCGCGCGGGTCGCGATCGACGCCACCGGGCTCGGGATCGGCTGGGTCGACGATGCCAAGGCGCGTTTCGGCGAATACCGCATCGAGGGTGTCACCTTCACCGCGCGCAGCAAGGAAGCGCTCGCCTATCCGGTGCGCGGCGCGATGGAGGACCGCCGGCTGCGCATCCCCTATTCGGGGGCGATCCGCGCCGATCTGCGCAGCGTGACGAAGCAGGTGACCGCGGCAGGCAATATCCGCTTCACCGCCGAGCGCACGCCGGACGGACACGCCGACCGCTTCTGGGCGCTGGCGCTGGCGCTGCACGCGGCCTCCGATGGCGGGGCAGCTCCCTGGCGGCCGATGACGGAGCCGGTCGCCCGCAAGGACAATATCCTCGACCTCGATGCGAACTGGATCCCGGCATGAAGCAAGGCACGCACAATCTGGGCAGCGATGGTTTCGGCCATTTCGCCCTCGTCCGCGTCGATGCGGTCTGCGTTACGATCAGTTCCAACGCTGGCGGGAAGCGCACCGATCTCACGCTCAATCTCGAACAGGCCGCGCCCTGAAGGAAGTGCTCCAATGAACGCGCTCACCAAAGCCCTCGCCTCCGGTCTTGGCCAGGTGCTCGCTCCGATCCGCAGGATGCGGCATCCGGGGCAGCCGCTGGTCTTCAACCGGATGCTGAAGCGCACGCAGTTCGATTACCGGCGCGAGGTCGGGGACGGGCTCGACAGCTCGGTCGTCACCGCGCCGATCATGTGGGTCCAGCGCGCCCTGCCCGAGGCGCGCCTGGCAATCCGGGAGACGAAGGCGGACGGTTCAAAAGAGGACCTGGAAGATCACGAGCTGCTAGAGCTGATCCAGAACCCCAATCCGTTCTATGGCGACATCGCTTTGTGGGGCGCGATCATCCTGTCCTTCCTGATCGCGGGCAACGCCTACCTCATCAAGGTGAGGAACGGCGCGCGCCGGGTGACCGAATTGTGGTGGGTGCCATGGTGGATGATCGAGCCCAAGGCGCCGATCGATGGCAGCGACTTCATCGCATATTACGAATACACGCCGGGCACCGGAGAGGGGCGCTTCCCGCTCGATCCGGACGACGTGATCCATTTTCGCAACGGCATCGATCCGCACAACCTCATGAAGGGCCTCTCGCCGATCGGCGGGGTGATCCGCGAGATCTTCACCGACCTCGAAGCCAGCAATTTCGTCGCCAGCCTGCTCCGGAACATGGGCGTGCCCGGCGTCGTCATCAGCCCCAAGGGCGGCGCGATGCCGGCGAGCGAGGACGTCGAGGCGACCAAGATCTGGTTCAAGCAGGCCTTCGGCGGCGACCAGCGCGGCGCGCCGCTGGTGATGGGCGCGCCGACAGAAGTTTCGAGCTACGGCTTCGATCCCAAGGCGATGGACCTTTCCGAGGGCCGCGACGTCGCCGAGGAGCGCGTGTGCGCCTGCATCGGCATTCCGGCGGCTGTCGTCGGTTTCGGCGCGGGGCTGCAGCAGACCAAGGTCGGCGCGACGATGGAGGAGCTGCGAAAGCTCGCCTGGCACAACGGCGTCCTCCCGCTCGGCCGCCAGCTGGTCGACGAGATCCAGCGCTCGCTGCTGCCCGATTTCCAGCGCGGCGCGCAATCGGGCCGCCGGCTCGAGCTTTACTGGAACACCGACGACGTGCTCGCCCTGCAGGAGGACGAGAACAAGCAGACCGAGCGCAAGCTCAAGGAATTCGAAGCCGGCGCGATCACGCTGTGGGACTATCTCAACGAAACCGGGCGCGAGGCGGGGGATCGCCATCGCTATTACCTGCGCGCGTTCAACCGGATCGAGGTGCCCGAGGCCGAGGCTGGGAAAATGCGTGCTGCTCGCCCCGCTTCCTCGCTGCCCGAGCCCGAGCCCGAGCCCGAGCCCGAACCCGGATCGAAGGCCCTGCCACCGCCGCAGCTCAAGCACTCGGAGGACTGGCTGCCCGAGGACGCGGGCGAGGCCAGCCCCGAGGCGATCGCGCGCGGAGAGCGCTTCGTGGAAATGTTGCGGCGGCAGGAAGGCGGCCTCTCGGCGGCATTCGAGGCGGCGCTGAGGCCGCTGTTCGAAAGCTGGGGCGACATCGCCGGGCGGATCGGTCGCGACGTGCTCCAGGCGAGCGGCTTCAAGGCCGGCGAGCTGGGCGAGACCAAGGCCGCGCCCGATCGCAACGACCCGATCGTGCGCCAGGTGATCGAGCTGCTCAACACCGAAGCCTGGCGCGCGCAGCTTTCCTCCAAATACCAGGCGCAGTATCTGGCGATCGCGCGCGAAGTCGCCGAAGCGATCGAGCAGTCGGGCTTCGCGACCGGCATCCCCGATCCGGTGATGCGCCAGATCATCGCCGAGGGCGGGACGCGCGCCGGGCTGGTCGACGTGAGCGAACAGACCCGCGCCGCGATCTTCGCCGCGCTGGCCGAGGGACGCGCCGAGGGCGAAGGGGCGCAGGCCCTCGCCAACCGGATCGCCAACCACGTCGAGGGCGGGCGCTGGGGGAATGCCGAGACGCGCGCCAGGGTGATCGCGCGGACCGAGACCAAGCACGCGCAGAACCTTTCGACGATCGCGGCGGCGCGGGCGAACGGCGTCATGCAGATGGTGGTGTTCGACGGCCGCTTCGGCGAACCGCGATCCGAACTCAGCCACATCGCGCGCGACGGCAAGATCGTCTCGATCGAGGCCGCGCAGATCATGACCGAGAACATGCGGCCGAACTGCACGCTGAGCTTCGCGCCGCATTTTGGATTGTAGGAGAAGAACGATGAATGCTGAAAAACTGCGCTGGGCAGCGCACGAGACCAAGGCCCAGGCCGAAAAGCTGATCGACGACGTGCGTGCCAGGAACTGCGGCGCCGGCGGCCTTGCCACGGCCGCGGAGGCGCTGCGCGATTACCGCACCTTCGTCAGCGAGGCGAACCTCGCCGGGCTGACCACCGAACCGGAGACCTCCGATGCAGACTAAGAACCTGACCGTCACCGACATGGACGATGCGGGCAAGGGGCTGGCCGTGCTGGCCGACATGAGCGCAGTCGATCACGACGGCGATGGCTACGAAGCCGGGGCGTTCGCCTGGAAGGGCGATCAATGGTGCCCGTTGCTCACCGCGCATGATCGCTGGGCCATGCCGTTCGGCAAGGCGCGGGTCTACGAGGAGGGCGACAAGGCCTACGCCGAGCTGCACCTCAACCTCGAGACCCAGACCGGACGCGAATGGCATTCGGCGTTGAAGTTCGACCTTGCGAGGGGGCAGTCGGTTCAGGAATGGAGCTACGGCTACGAGGTCATCGAAGCCGAGGACCAGATCGGCGATGGCCAATGGAAGCGCAAGCTCAAGAAGGTCAACGTGTATGAGGTCAGCACGGTGGTGCGCGGCGCGGGTTCCGGCACCCGGACGATCGCGATGAAGAACCTCAAGGCCGCGCTGAAGGAGGGCGAGTTCGATGCGCTGATCGGTGGCCTCGGCGAAATGGCCGGGGCGCTGGAGGCCAATCCCGGCCTGCTTTCGGCCACCGGGCGCAAGCAGCTCGGCGAGATCCACGCAGCGCTGGGCAAGGCGCTGGTCGATCCGGCCGAGGCGGAGGCGAAAGCGCGCGCCGCGATCGAGAGCGAGATCGCCCGCAACCTGACCCGCAATGCCCGTCGGCGCGTCGGCGCGCTGTAAAGCGCCAGAATGGTCGAAAAGGCCTTTTGGCCCCATCGGGTCGAACGAGCGCGGCGACCCGGCCCTTAGAGGCCTTAATTGACGCTCAGCGGCAAATTCGTTCGAGGTTGGCGGTCCGGTTCACCCGCAGGGCGTGACCGGGCCGCGATATCGCTCTGCAAGACCCTCTTCGACGAGCCGGGTTCCGGCATCGATCCCGCCGGCCTCGATCCGGGCGAGCGTGCGGCCGTAGCAATCGGTCCCGACCCGCTCGATCGCGATCCGCCGCGCGCCGATCAGTGCGACCATGCGCGTGCGCGCTGCGGTGGCGCGGCGGCGTTCGGCCGGGTCGGTCGTGTCGAGCTCGGGCGCGTCGATCGCGGCGATGCGGATCTTCTCGCCTTCCCATCAGATCGTATCGCCATCGTGCACGCAGTGGGCGCGTGGTTCGGGTGGCGGCGGGCAGACGGCGATGGCGGCGGCGGATGCGAGAGCGAGAGTGGGAGCGAGCAGCATGCGGAAGGCCCTAGCGCATTCGGTTTGCGAAATCGAGCGGTCCGGGCTAAGCCTGCGGCCTTCCCGAAGCCCCGCCCGATGCCCGCCCTGAACGCGTTCAGGGGCGCAGCCGGTGCGCGCAGCCTTCATACGAACTCCACCGATTTCGGTCCGGCACGGGAGCCGGACGCTCGATGGAGAAAACGAATGTCCGATGTGAAGACGCTGACGCTGAAGGAAGGGCAGGAAAAGCTCGCCGATCGGCAGGAGAAAATGGCCAAGGTGGTGGCTGAGGCCAAGCAGGACGACGGCAGTCTGGACTTCAACAAGGTCACCTGCCTCGGTTCCGATGTGAAGGGCTCGATCGCGGTCGCCGAGAAGTTCAAGGCGATGAACGACGAGGCCGACGAGATCGGCCGTCACGTCGAGACGCTGGTCGCCGCCGAGAAGGCCGCGAGCGATCACGATCGCCGCGAAAAGGGCATCCGCAACTTCCCGCTTCCCGGTGCCGGCGGCCAGAAAGGCCAGCCCGCGAACCAGATGCAGTTCAAGTCGCTCGGCGAGCAGGCGGTCGAAAGCAAGTCGTTCAAGGACTGGCAGCAGAATGGCGGCGAGGGCGTCAAGCTGCGCCTCGACGATGCGATGCCGTCCGATTTCCTCGGCCAGGCCAAGAGCTTCGCGACGATCGGCAACAAGGCGCTGATGTCGACCACGGCGGGTTTCGCACCCGAAAGCATCCGCCTGCCCGGTTTCGTCGAAGCTGCGACCCGCCCGATCCAACTGCTCGACATTCTCCCGACCGGATCGACCGGCCAGGAGGCGGTCAAGTTCATGGAAGAGACGACACGCACGCACGGCGCGGCCGAGCGGGCCGAGGCTGCCGCCTTCGCCGAAAGCGCGTTCGCCTTCACCGAGCGCAACACGCCGGTCCAGAAGATCACTGACAGCGTGCCGGTGACCGACGAGCAGCTCGAGGACGCCGCGCTGATCGAAAGCTACATCAACGGCCGGCTCGCCTTCGGAGTGCGCCAGCGGCTCGACCAGCAGTGCCTGATCGGCGATGGCGCGGCACCGAACCTGCGCGGCATCCTCAACACGCCGGGGATCCAGACCCGGGTGAAGGGCGGCGATCCGGTGATGAATGCGATCTACAAGGCGATGACCGATATTCGCCTGGTGGGCCGCGCCATGCCGACCCACACCAACATGCACCCGCTCGACTGGCAGAACATCCGCCTGACCCGCACCTCCGACGGCGTCTACATCTTCGGCGCGCCGACCGAGGCGGGGCCGGAGCGGCTGTGGGGCCTGCCGGTGATCCAGAACGATGCGCTCGCCGAAGGCACCGCGCTGGTCGGCAGCTTCCAGCCAGCCTGGATCATGCTGTTCGAGCGGCGCGGGATCGACATCCAGGTCGGTTTCGTCGCAACCCAGTTCACGCAGGGCCTGCGCACGGTGCGCGCCGACATGCGCGGTGCGCTGGCGGTGTTCCGTCCCGCCGCGTTCCACGCCGTCACCGGCCTCAACGCCTGATCTCTCCCATCCGGCCGGATCGCAAGCCCGGCCGGACGAACTTGCGGGGCCGGTTCCGACCCGACCCGGTCCCGCCCTTTTCCAGCGGCTTTCGCGTCCACCGCGCGAGCCGCTCGAAAAGGCCACCAGCAGGAGCGCTTTCACCATGCCCACGATTTCCGGTTTTCCCAGACCGATCAGCACCGCGATCGTCCCCGGCGCCCCCGCCGGCAGCCACGACGTGCCCGGCGCGCTTGCCGCGGGCGACACGCTGCTCGCGGTGACGCGGGTCACCGACGCCGATCCCCCGGTCGCCAGCGACCTCACCGCCGAATTCTCGATCCCCGCGAGCACCGCGAAGACGATCGACAATGCGGCCGGCACCGACACCAGCGGCGACTTCCTGGTCGTCACCTGGGCCAAAGGAGAATGACGATGAGCAAGAACCAGATCTGCGCCGAACGGCTGTTCCTCACCGAGGACAAGAGCGAGCTGCGCCGCGAGGGCGAGGACGGCGCGCGCTTCCTCTACGCCAGCGTGGGCGACGAGATCCCGGCCAGCGCCTGCGAGCGCTTCGGCATCGAGGGAGGCAAGCTGAAGGGCGAAGGCAAGGCGAAGAAGGTGCCTGCCAACAAGGAGCGCCCCGCGCCTGCGAACAAAAGCGCGCCGGTGCCCGAAGGCAAGGTGCCGCAGGATCGCAACCACGCGGGCGATCCGGGGTCGACCAACCCGGCGATCGATGCCGGCAAGGATCCCGAAGCGGCCATCACCGACATTACCGACATCGCCGGGATCGGACCTGCGACGGCGAAGGCTCTGGCGGATGCCGGCATTGCCGATGTCGCCACGCTGGCCGCCATCGACCCGGCCAACGCGCCTGCGATCGAAGGTCTCGCTTCCGGCTTCGACTGGGCCGAGGCCGTTGCTGCGGCGAAAGGCGGTGCGGCATGACGACGAGAGTCACCATCACCACGCACGACTGGCCGGTGAAGGTCAGCGGTTTTCCGCTCGATGATCGAGAACCGCTCGATGGCGGCGACTGGGCGGACCTGGGCGCTGTTCCGCCGAATTCGGGTCAGGACTTTCATGTCCATTCGGGTCAGGACATCCTCGTCCGCGAGCTGCCCGCCGAATGGGAGGGCGACGTGACCGGCGCCGCCCAGGTCGACGAGGCCGCCTGATGGCGCTGCTCGACCGGGTCAAGGCGCGTACCGGGAGCGACCTCCCGGACGCCGAGCTCACGGCGATGATCGATGCGATCGGCGCCGAGCTCGATGCGCGTTTCGGTCCGGTCGGGCAGGCCACCGTCGAGATCGGCGATCCGAACGATCCGAGCTCGCGCTTCATGCGCAACCTGCGCCTGGTGCGCCCGGCCGATACGAACGAGCCGATCTCCATCGTCGAGCGCGATCCGGGCAATACCGGGCAGGCGAGCGACGAGACCGAGTTGGCGGCGGGCGATTTCCGCGTCCTGCATGGCGGGCGAACGCTCCAGCGGCTCAGCCTCGGGCCGAACCCGGCGCAGTTCTGGGCGCCGATGGTCAGCGTCACCTACACGCCGGTCGCCAACCAGGCGGCGCGCGACGAGGCGACGATCAAGCTGATCCAGCTCGATCTTTCCTATCGCGGCGGTCTCAAGAGCGAGAAGGCCGGCGATTACGCCTTCACGCTGTCGGGCGACATGGCCGCCGATCGCGAGGCGATTTTGCAGACGCTGGAAGACCGGCGCGGGATGGTGCTGTCGTGATCGCCGGACGCCTCACCATGCGCGCGGCGGTGGAGCGCGATGTCGCGACGGGCAGCGATGCCTGGGGCGGCGAGCCTGCGCCCGAATTCGCGGTGATTCACACCGCTTTGCCGTGCTTCGTCTATTCGCGATCGAGCCGCGAGCTGGTCGACGGGGCAAAGACCGCGCTGATCGAGGATCTGCGCGCGATGTTCTCGCTCACCGCCGACATCGCGGCCGAGGACGTCATTACCGCGGTCAGTGACCGCAGCGGCAATGTCCTGATTCCCGGCCGGCTGAAGGTCGAAGGGCCGGTGCAGCACAAGCACACCCACGTCGAAGCCGCACTCCAGAGGATCGGGTGATGGGAGGCCAGTCGCTCATCCACCACACGGCAGGGTGTCTCGATTGCAGCGCCCAATGCGGTAGCCGCAACGCTCAGGCGTGGGCGCACAACCACGCGCGTCATCACGGCCACAAGGTCGAGCTGGCCCTGGGCTACGTGGTCTCGCCCGAAAGGATCGGGTGATGGATGTCGTTGTGATTGAAGGCGCGACCCGGATCGTTGGCAAGAGCCAGGGCTACCTCGGCCTCCCGATCCGCGATGAACAGATTGAGTGCTCGGTGAACGGCTCTCGCACACCGGCGATGATGACCGCCTGGAAGCCGACGGCAGACAAGCTCGCCGCGCTCAATGCAGGTGCGTCAGTTCATGTTCGCATTTTGGGGCAAGTTCCACCGCCGATGATGGTTTTGGTCGGGCCGGCCCCCGAGCCGCTCCCGGATCTTCCCGAGTTTCTCGCCAATGAGTAAGAGCCTCACCTGGAAGGGCGACGCACTCACCGCCAAGATGCGGCAGGCGCAGAAGCTCGGCGTCAACGCGACGATGTCGAAGGCCGTCCAGCACGCGAAGAACAACCACGCCTGGAAGAACCGCACCGGGATCCTCGAGGGCTCGCTCGATATCGTCAATTACGCTCGCGAAGTGCCCGGCGGGGTCGAGGGGCGCTGGGGATCGCAGGACGTCGTCTACGCGCTGATCCACGAGCTGGGCGGGACGATCGTGCCGAAGAAGGCTGCGGCGCTGGCGATCCCGCAGCCGGACGGCTCTGTCCGCTTCGCCAAGAGCGTCACCATCCCGGCGCGGCCCTATCTCCGGCCCGCGGCCGATGCGGTCTATCCGCAGCTCGTCGCCAATGTGCGCAAGGCTTACGACCGGCTGAGCGGTGCTTCAGGCGCGCCTCAGGGGCGGCCGACATGAGCGCGGCGGATCTGGAAAGCGGGTTGCGGGCCTTTCTGCTTGCCGATGCCGATGTCGCAGGGGCGAGCGGCGGGCGCGTCTTCGCAGGTGAACTGCCCGCGCGAGAGACCGGCGAGATGCCGCGCACCGCGATCGTCATCCGCTCGAGCGGCGGAGCCTCGATCGCGGGCGAAGGCACGGCCGAGCACGATACGCGGCGGGTCGATCTCTTCGCCTACGGCGCGACCCCGCGCGAAGCCGGGCAGGTGATGGCGGACGCCGCGCTTGCCCTGAAGCGGCTGCGGCGCAGCGTTCACGATGGCGTCCTGCTGCACTGGGCGAACAGCGCGGGCGGCTCTGCCACCGGGCGCGAGCCGAACACCGAATGGCCGCGCGCCTTCCAGTCCTTCCAGATCTACCACGCGCTGGAGACGGTCGAATGATGCCGCTCTCGACCCCGCTTTCCGGCAGCCAGGCCTACCCGCGCCGAGCCACCCGCGCCGCGACGATCCGACCGATGCTGCTCGCCACGACCGCGCTTTGCCGCCCCCTTCTTCCTTTCTGACCAGGAGCCACCAGAATGCGACCCTTTGAAATTATCTGCGCCCCGATGACGGTCTACGTCGCCGAAATCGGAACCGTTTTCCCCACGCTCGACGAACAGCCCGGCCAGGACTGGCAGCTGCTCGGCACGAACGGCGCGCGCTCGATGGACGAAAACGGCGTCACCGTCAGCCATTCGAAGAGCTATTCGAAGATCCGCAGCGCCGGAGCGACCGGCCCGATCAAGGCCGAGCTCGAGCAGGAGGATCTGATGTTCCGGGTCAACCTGCTCGACCTCAGCTTCGAAGGCTACCAGTTCGCGCTGAACGGCAACATCATCACCACCACTGCGGCCGCGCAGGGGACGATGGCGCACAAGAAGATCGGCCTCTCGCAGAGCGTCGGCCGAACGCGCGAGTTCGCGTTGATCGCGCGCGGTCTCTCGCCCTACGACGAGGCGCTGCCGATACAGTATTGCGTGCCGCGCTGCTACGACAGCGGAAGCCCCGAGCCGCAATTCCGCAAGGGCGGGACCGGCGCCTCGCTCCAGCTCGAGCTCACCGCGCTCGAAAGCCTGGCCGACGGCGTAAGCGAGCAGGAGCGCTTCGGCTACATCCTCGCCGGCACCGAAGCGGCACTGCCCTGATGAAGCGGCGGGCGCGGACCACGCTGCGCCCGCCCGCTCCTTCCCACTCCCGCAAGCGCAAGGGCCGCAAATGCCGCACAACAACCAGCCGCTGCTCGACCTAGACACGCTGATCGATCGTCCCGTCGTCGCGATCGACGGAGTGAAATACGAGATCCTCTCCGCCGACGAGCTTTCGGTCCTCGACAGCGCGCGCTTCGGCCGCTGGGGCCGCCGGATCAAGGAACTGGGCGAGGCGGACGAGATCGACGCCGACGGCGAGGCCGAGCTCGAGCAGCTGGTCAAGCGGGTCGCCCGCCGCGTCCTGGTCGGTGTGCCGGATGATGTCTTCGACACACTCACCGGCGCCAATCGCTGGGCGGTGGTCGACCTTTTTACCGGGCTCCTGCTGCGGCGCGCGATGCGGGTGGCGGGAGCGATGCAAAAGGCGGCGGGGATGGAGATGGCATCGGAGAGCGAGAGCCGACCGATTGGGGCGAGGTTCTCCCGCGGCTCCAGCGTTTCTACGGCGGATCGCCGGCCGAGTGGCTGGAGCGATGCCCTGCAGCGCTGGTTCGGGCTTACCTGAAGATGCTGCCGCGCCTCGAGGCTACCGAGCAGCTTGCCGCGATCCGCGCGGGCGCGCTCGGCAATGTGGAGATGGACCGTGACGATCGCCGCCGCGCGATCGAGGCGATCGAGAAGCGCGCGCAAGGCGGGCGCGAGCGGCGGGCGCAGAAGGCGAAGCGCGGCGATATCGCCGGGATGGGGATCGGCATGCGCGTTACGCCGAAAGCCGGGAAGGCCGACTGATGGCGGAGACACTCGGCGATGCCGTCCTCTCGCTGCGCACCGACGACGCGCAGTTCCAGTCGGGCGTGAACCGCGCGGAAGGCCGCGCGCGCCAACTCGGCGGCACACTCGACAAGACCAGCGGCAGCACGTCGAAGCTGGCCGGGCAGATGACGAAGGCCGGCCAGAGCGCGCGGGGAATGGGCGATGGCTTCCAGAAGGCAGGCGCGAACGTGGTCCGTTCGGCGGGCGCACAGCGCGCCGGGATGCAGCAGCTCAGTTTCCAGCTCAACGACGTTGCGACGATGTACGCGCTGGGCGCGCGGCCGATGCAGATCTTCGCCTCGCAATCGGGCCAGGTGATCCAAGCGGTTCAGATGATGACCGGCGGCACCAGCAAGCTCGCCGCATTCCTGGGCGGACCGTGGGGCATGGCGCTGACCGGCGCGGTGGTGGTGCTGACGCCGTTCATCGGCAAGCTGTTCGAGACCGAGGACGCGGTGGAAGCGGTCGAGCTCGCATCCGACCGGATGGGCGATGCGCAATCGATCCTGGGCAGCGTCGTCGACCTCACTACCGGCAAGATCAACACGCAATCCGCCGCACTGCTTGCACTGGCAAGGGCCAAGGCGATCGCGGGCGAAGTGGAAGCGCGCGCCGAGCTGCAGGCCGCGACCAGGACGATCAACAGCTTCGAGCCGACAAGCAAGCGCTATGTCGGCGGAAGCTCGATCGGACTGCGATCCGGCCTTGAGACCGAAACCGATCCGGTCGGCGTCATCGTCGCCGGCTTTCGCGAAGGACGGCTGGACACGAAGACGGCGACCGACCGCCTGCAGCCGCTCATCACCACGGCGAAGGACGATCCGGCGATGCGGGCGATGATCGCGATCGCCAATGCCGGCACCGCGCGCGAAGGCATCGGCCAGATGCAGGAGCTTCAGGCCGCGCTCGATGGTGATCAGGATGCGCTTGCGGGTTTCCTCAATCCGCCCAAGCCGACGCGGACGCGCGAAGGTCGGTCGGGAGGTGGAGGCCGCGCCCAGCGCTCCGGTCCCAGCCAGGCCGATATCGAGGCGCGCTACGAAGACCAGCTTGCCGGGGTCACCCGGCAGATCCTCGGTGCCCGCCAGCGCACCGCGCGCAGCGCCGAGGAACGCGCGCAGCTCCAGGCGCTCGAAGTCGAACAGTCGCGCCAGCTCGCGATCGAGCAGATCGAGACCGACGAACACCTCAGTGAAGTCCAGAAGGCCGAGCTGGTCGCGGCCGAGAACCGGCTGGCCGATATCGAGCGCAATGCGATCGACTTCGCCCAGGCCGCCGAGCTCGAACGCGACGCCGCAGCGATGGCGGCCGAGCGCTACACCGCCGAGACCGAGGCGCTCGATATCGAGCTGCAGCTCGCCGATACCGAGGCCGAGCGCAAGGCGATCGCCCTCAAGCTGCTGGCGGCGGAAGAGGAATATCTGCGCTCCAAGCTGCTGGCGGTGATCTTTTCCGAAACCGCCAACGACGCCGAGCGCGAGCGGGCCGAAGTCGCACTCGCTGCTATCCGGGCAACGTCCGGCGATCGCCGCCGCGCTGTCGCCCGCGCGAACGAGACCACTACCGAACGCTATCTGCGCGATCTCAACAAGACGCCCGAGCAGATCGACGAAGCGGTCGACCGGATCACGATGCGCGGGCTCGACGATCTCAACGACGGTCTCGCCGATGCGATCATGGGCGTGCGCTCGCTGGGCGACGTGTTCGACAATGTCGCCGACCAGATCATCGCCGCGCTGCTGCGCATCGCGATCGAGCGCGCGATCATTGAGCCGCTCGCAGGTGCGCTTTTCCCGGGCGGCGCAGGCAATGGCGGGGGTGGCCTTGGCGGCGTGCTTTCGAGCATCGGATCGTTTTTCGCCGGGTTCTTCGCCGATGGCGGAACGATCCCCGCCGGCCAGTTCGGGATCGTCGGCGAGGCCGGTCCGGAGCTGGTCTTCTCCACGCCCGGCGGGACCGACGTCGTCTCCAATTCCGACAGCCGCCGCATGCTGGAAGGCGGGAATGGCGGCGGGACGAATATCAGCATGCCGATCAACATCGATGCGACCGGCGCGGATGCCGCGGGCCTGCAGCGCGTTCGCGCCGAGATCGAGCGCCTGCGCCGCGACCTGCCCGGCCAGATCGTCACCACCGTGCAGGATGCGGGCGATCGCCGGATCTTCTCGACGGGGAACTGGCGATGAGGGAGTTCCCGCGATGATCCTGCCCCTCCCCGAAACGCTGTCCGGGATCGCGCAGGTGAGCTTCGAGCCGCAGCGGATCGATTACGGCGCGCCCGAGGCGAGCGGTCGGCAGGGCGGCGTCCAGGCGGGCTGGCCGCTGTGGGGCGCGCTCTACCAGATCGACCGCTCCGATCCGCAATCGGCCGACGAATGGCGCGCGTTTCTCGCCCGGCTGCGCGGCCGCATTCGCCGGTTCTACGCCTGGGACACGACGCGCCCGCTGCCGCTCGCCTACGCTTTCGGCCTACCCGCCGGTTTCGACGGCGCGGCGAGCGACTGGAGCCAGTCGATCGACGCCGATGGCGATGCGCAGCTTACGCTCGAAGGTCTGCCGGCCGGGTTCGAGATCTCGCTGGGCGATTATGTCGGCTTCAAATGGGGCTCCGGGTTCGAGCGCCGGACGATGGCGCGCGCTGTCCTGCCCGCGACCGCGAACGGCAGCGGGACCGCGGCCGTGACGGTGGAGCCGCCGCTCGATACCGCGCTCGTTCCCACGGACGCGACCGCGCATTTCGACCAGCCGCGCTGCGTAATGCAGCTCGTGCCCGATAATTCCGAGCTCGGCCCGATCGTCGAGGCCGGCGTGCTGGCCGGCGGGACGATCGCCGCGATTCAGGATCTGCGGCCGTGAAGTCGATCGCGACGCCTGCGCTCGAAGCGCTCGACGAAGGCACCGCCATCGTCGCGGGCGCGGTCGAGATCGAGAGCGTTCCGCCGGTGCGCGTCTGGGGTGGCTGGGCGCCGATCGCGTTCGCCGGGCGCACGTTCGATCCGGTCGGCGATCGCGGGCTCGTCCAGGTCGCAGGCGGCGCGCTGGGCGATGCGGCGCAGTCGATCACGCTCACCCTGTCGGGCGTCGATCCCGAAACGCTGGCACTGCTCGATGCTGAGGATGTCTCCGGCGCGCCCGCGATCCTGTGGCGGCTGATCTTCGATGCAAGCGGAACCACGCTGCTCGATTATCACGTCTGGGCGCGCGGGCGGATCGACACGCTCGAAAGCGACGAGGAAATCGGCGGCGAGGCGGCGATCCTCGCCCGGCTCGAAACACCGGCGCGCGGGCTCGGCCGACGCGGCGCGCGGATGCGCTCGGATGCCGATCAGCGGCTGATCGATCCCGATGACGGTTTCTTCAAGAACGTCTCCTACGCCGGTGAGAAGACGCTCTACTGGGGCGGGCGGCGGCCGTCGCGCGCGGGTTCGGTGGTCAATGGCGGCCGCTCGGGAACCCGCGGCAGCGGCGGCGGTGCCGGAGGGCTTTCGCCAACGCAGGTGTTCAAGCTGTGAGCGGCCCGCAAACCGCCCGGCGCGACATCGCGGCGCTGCTGGCCCTGATCGAGGCGCGGCGCGACTGGGCGCATGCCTGGACGCGGGGCCGGGACTGCGTGAGCTTCGCCCTGCGCTGTGTCGAGGCGCAGACCGGCGTGGACCTGCTCGCCGACATTCCGGCGTGGAGAGACCGGCGCGAGGCGCGGCAGGTGACGCACGATCTCGGCGGGCTGACGGCAGCGCTCGACGAGCGGCTCGATCCGATCGCTCCGGCGCTGGCGCAGCGCGGCGACGTGGCGGCGCTGGCCGAGCCGACCTTCGGTATCCGCCTGATGGTGATCGAGGGCGAGACGATGGTCGGTCCCGGCGATCGGGGCCTTGAGCGGCTGCTGCGCTATGCGATGATCCGGAGCTGGTCGATCGCCTCGCTGATCGGGGAGGCGCGCCGTGGGTAAGGTGGTCAAGGCCGTCGTCGGAGCGGTGACGTTCGTCGCCGGCGTCGTTACCGGCAATTTCGCGCTCATCGCCACCGGCATCTCGCTGGTCGGCGGCGCGCTCGCCTCGCCTTCGTCCCCACAGCGTTCCGAGCGCGCGGCCGCCGCCGCGCAGCTTCAGATCGGCGAGACGCCGCGCGGCGCGATCATCGGTCGGGCCGGCCTCGACGGCAGCCTCGTAGATGCCTTCAATTACGGCGGAGACGACAACACCGACTGGGAAGTGCTCGTGATCGCGCTCGCCGATCACGAATGCGACGCGCTCGAGGGCTTTTTCGTCAATGACAGCTACGTCGCGTTCGCCGGGGACGGCGCGGTCGCGGGCTACAACAACCAGCTCGAGGTCTACTGGCGCTCGGGCACCTGGACCCAGAGCGTGCCCTCGATCCTCACTAGCCACGGCCCGGGCTGGACCGCGAACGATCGCGGGCGCTCGGTCGCCTACGTCGTCGTCGCCTACAAGGCCGACGATGCCGAAGCCGAAAGCCCGGTCTGGCCGGGCGGCCGCCCGCAGTTCAAGTGGGTGGTGCGCGGTCTCAAATGCTACCAGGCGCGCAAGGACAGCAGCATCGGCGGCAGCGGCAGCCATCGCCGCGACGATCCGGCCACCTGGGAGTGGACCGAGAACCCGATCGATCTGCGCTACAACTGGGTTCGCGGGATTCACGCGGGCGACCGGATCGACGAGCCCGGGCAGCTCCTGATCGGGCGCGGCCTGTCCGCGATCGAGGCCCCGCCCCAGAACGTCTTCGCCAGGGCCAATCTGTGCGACGAGATCGTCGACGGACAAGCTCGCTACCGCGTCGGCGGGGTTGTCTTCTCCAACGAGGCCTTCATCGATGTCGAGAAGGAATTCGCCGCCGCCTGCGCAGGCGTGATCGTCCAGCGCGAGGGCAGTGTCGAGATCGATCCGGGCGAACCGCGCGCGGCGGTCGCGCATTTTACCGACGACAACCTGATCGTCGGGACGAAGGCCACGTGGTCCGATTTCCTCGGCGAGGAGAATGCAGGCTGGGTCAACACCGTGGTCGCCCGCTTCGTCGATCCCGACCAGCGCTGGAACGAACGCGGCGCGCCGGTCCGCCGCGAGATCGCCGATATCGTCGAGGATGGCGCCCCGCGCGAGCAGCAGGTTTCGCTCGGCTTCGTCACGAATGGCGGACAGGCGCAGCGTATCGCCGAGATCACACGGCGGCTCGGGCGGCTCTGGGGGCGCGGGCAGGTAACCCTGCCGCCGCGCTTCGCCGCGATCGAGGAGGACGACTGGGTCACCTGGCAGAGCGATCGGCGCTTCGGCGGGCAGACGCTCACCTTCCGGGTCGAGGCCTGGGGATCGGACGAGGGCTGGCGGCACCAGATCACGCTGCGGCAGATCTCGGCCAGCGCGTTTTCCGACACCGCGCCGCTCGATGACGGCTCGGTCGCCAGCCAGCAGGGCCGGCCCTCGGGAAGCCTCGCGCCCGGCGCCGGGGCCTGGAGCCTTGCGGCAGTGCAGCTCGATGGCGGAGACGTGCTGGTGCCCGCGCTCGAGATCACCGGCGCGAACGACAATCGCGCGACCGAGCTGATCCGCTTCGAGTACGTCCGGTCCGCCACCGCGCCCGATGCCGCGACCGTCTGGACCGCCATGGGCGCTTCGCGGCCCGACACGACGCGGCGCGAGATCCAGGTGGCACCGAACGCGACGTTCTACGCCGCCGTTTCCTATGTGATCGACGGTGTGACGCGCGAGCGGCTGGTGCTGGGGCCGGTGACGACGGGCGGGCTCGCGGGCATCACCTTCGATCCGGTCTCGCCGATCAACATCCAGGCGGACAGCTCCGGCCAGACGACGACGAACCTGCCGATCGACCGCACGATCCGCATGCGGCGCGCGGGTCAGCTGGTGACCAGCGGCGTCGCCTTTTCGAGCCCGGTGGTACCGGGCGGCATCACGGCCAATGCAGCGCTTTCGGGCGGAGCGATCACCATCACGGTCACGCAGGCCGATGCGGCCGGCGTCATCCTGGTGCCGGTCACCTTCGCGGGTCAGACCTACCTGCGCGAGATCGTGGTCAATCGCAGCATCGCCAGCGGCCAGAGCGGCGGCGGCGCGGGCGCGTCCGGGTTCACCGACACGGCGCTCGCCAACGTCTCGAGCACTAATTTCGCCCAGGTGAGCGATGTCGGCGCGATCGTCGCGGCGAGCGGTTCGGGCGAGCTGCGTTTCGAATGCCTCGGCCAGTACGATGGCGCAGGCGCGATGGAGATTGTCGCGCGCTATTCCGACGATGGCGGGGCGACCTGGACCGACGCGGGCGCTTCGGCGACCGGAACGCAATCGACGGGCGGTTCGGGCGGCCAGCAACAGCCGACATTCGGCGAAACCGGCTTCGTCTCTCTCGACCGGACGGTCACCGGACTCACCGCCGGTGCCGATTACCAGGTGGCGCTGTTCGCCCGTCGCACCAGCGGCAGCGGCACGCTTAGCTGGTTCCAGCCCAACTTCACCGTAAGCCAACCCTGAGGAGCGCCTGAGTGTCGCCTGACGAGATCATCACCGGCCCCTACACCGTCTGGATCGCGCCGGTCGGAACCGCCTTCCCGGAGCCAGGCGTCGAGCCCGGATCGGCGTGGACGAGGCTCGGCACGAACGGAGCGCGCAGCTACGCGGACGGCGGTGTTTCGGTGCAGCATCTGCGCCGCTTCGACCAGGCACAGCCGGCCGGCTCGCCCGCGCCGACGATGGCGTGGATCGCTGGCGAGCAAGCGCGCATTTCGCTGGAGCTGATGGACTTGACGCTCGAGCAGTATGCGCACGCTCTGGGCGGGAATGCGGTGACCCGCCGGCCGGGGCCGGACGGTGCCGGCTCGCTACTCTCGATCGGGCTCAGTCTTCGACCGCGCGGCCAGAGCGCGATGGCTCTGCTGGTGCGCGGGCAATCGCCCTATGACGAGGCGCGCGAGGCGCAATACGAAGTCGCCCGCTGCATCGAGGTCGGCAGTCCGCGCCCTGTCTTCCGCCGCGGTCGGCCGGCGACGCTGGCGCTGGAATTCACCGCGCTGGTCGATCCGGCGGCGAAGAACGCGGAGGAGCGCTTCGGCCGGCTCGTCGCCGACGAGGCAACCGAGCTGCTCTTCCCGAGCGGGAGTTATGACGGAACGCCCTCCAGCGGTTTCGCTAGCGAGCCGGTCGATCCGCAGCGGACCACGGCAAAACCTGCGGCGCGCCTGCTCGTCCCGCATTCGCTTCCTTTCACCGACAATCTCCTCGTCGGCATCGAGGCCTACGCGAAGGGCGGTATCGCGCGCGTCATCGCCCATTACGAAGGCAACAGCGCTGAACTCACCGAGCGGTCGATCGAGACGCCGGGCGGGCATCCTGCGGAACACGGCGGCTCGGCGGTCGAACCGCCGCCGGTGAGAGCGTGGTGGACGCGCCTTGCGCATAGCGGGGTCAATGGGACCGGACGCGTCTTTTTCGAAGTGGTCCCGAACGATCCGACGATGCAGAGCCGCATCATCGGCCCGTTCTCCTTCCATCCTTTCGAAGGATACGACGCCGATCTCGAAATCGCTCCATCGCAAACCGAGGTGGCGGGCAGCCGATACCAGTCCATCGGCGCGGCGATCGAATATTGCCGTACGAACAGCCGTGATTTCCCGAAAATCACCGTCGTTGAGGCGGGTGATTACGACCTCGTCGCGCCGCAAAGCTATTCTCCGAAAGGCCGCGTGCGGATCGAGGCGACCGCTCCCGTGCGCTTCTACCGCCCACCCAATGCGTCAAGTCCGGCAATCCGTCCTCGATACCCCTCCCATTTCGTCGGTAAAAACATCACGATCGATCTCGCCGGGGCGAGTGAGTTCTACATCGAGGTCGGTATTCCCGAACAGGTGGCGCTCGCCAACGTCTTCGATGGGGTGACGATCACCGACAGCAACGGGCGCGGCTCGCTGATCGAGCGCGATATTCGCGCGGCGGGCCATACGGTTCGCGCGCCATATTTCATGCTGGATTGCGCCGTAACCGATCTGCCGAACCCCGCGACCAATGCGGAGTTGGTACGATGCGGATCGTTCGACCGCTGTTTTGCCGACCTGTTCAGTTCTTCGAAGTGCGTCGTCGGCCCGACCGTGCGAGATCTGGATAGCAGCGTCTATCGCATCGGCTTCGACGCCCTCAACATCACCGGCCCCGCCAACGGCACCGTCGAAAGCAGCGGGACGGTTTCGCAAAAGACATTCACATTCCGCGAAGGCGGCACCGAGGTCGGCGCTATCACGCTTGAGAAGGTCGATTTTGTCAGCGACCTTGCCGACGCGGTGAACGCTCTGGTTGGGTGGAATGCCACGGTTCTCAACAACGGTATCGTCCCGACCGTGCTAAGCCTCGCGACCGGGAAGCCGGCTGACCAGTTTGCAGCGCAGGACGTGTCCTCCGGCCTGACGCTCAAGGCCCGGTTCGATTATCACAGCGACATCTGGCAGTCGCAGGCGGCACACGAAAACGTCATTGTGGACGGATTTTTGGCTTATGATTGCCGCGCGCAGATGTTCCTTATCTCTCGCGGCTTCGCGCTGAAAGACGCGGCATTCGTCAACAATCTCGCGTTCCAGAACCCGGCCGCAAGCCCGATCTACGATAACGCGGTGACCCCCAGTTACCTCGAACAGAATGCGGGCAGTGGTCACATCTTTTTCGATCACAACACGATGCCCGATCAGCGCCTGCTGTTCGAAGCGCTCGACGATTATTCGAGCGTATCCAACAATGTCCTGCGCCGCCTTGACTGGTTCTCGGGCAAGGAAACCGACGGCAAGACGATCGATGGCAACCACCTGTCCGAAGCCGGCACGGCACCCCAATTCGCGACGGGCACCACGATCGGCGGAACCACCGCCACGCTGACGCAGGATTATGCAGCGGAAGATCTGCGCGCTGCCGGCGACCTTCTGCTTACTCTACGCGCGCCGACCGTTCCGTTTGATCGCGGTGGTGCCCGTCGCGGCGCGACCGATGTGGTCGGAGCGCTGTCGAATTCCGCCGCTTCACCGGAAGTTGGCACGGTGCCGGTTTATGCCGTCGCGCCCTTGATCAGCGGGGCTGCGATCACCGGGACACCGCAGGACGATGAAGTCCTGACGTTCAACGCGACGATTTCCGGCACTCCGCCGCTGACCATCGAATATCGCTGGGGCGATGATGATGGCGATTATTCGGGCGAGGAAAGCCAATCGTTGCTTCTCGATGCCGCCGCTATGACGCTCGTTCACAACGATGTGATTGAAGGCGAATTGACCGTGGCGAATGCGCAAGGGACGGCGAGCGCCACCGCCACGCGCACTTTCGTCGATCCGGCGCAACTCGACCCGCAACTGGCAGCTTTGCTGAACGAAATATCGGGCATTGCGCAAGGACTGGTGGCGGACCTTACCGAAAGCACGGACGATGGCACGCTGACGGTCGCCAACCAGGCGGACGGGACCTCCGACCTCGTGCAAGGAACTGCCGGGAACAAGCCGAGCATGGACGCCTCCGGTGCCATGTTCGATGGCGACGACTTCCTACGTTACGACATCACCAACAACCGGACATGGACCGTCTATATCCGGTTTGCGAAGGACGCCGCGCATAGCGGTCCCGGCAAGCTGTTCACCTCGCAGGGTTCGTTCTCGCCGCTGGTCTATCACGACGGCTCGACCGCCGCGCAATCCGCATCAACCACCCTTGATCCGCATCTATCCGGCGGGACGTCAATCGCAGACTGCAACGCCCTTCATGACGGGATCGACGACGCCGCCGCGCACGTCATCAAAATCACAGGATGGGGAACCGCTTCGTGGACGATGTTCCGCTTCGGCGGGGCAGGCAATCCGTCCGATGGCATCAGGGGCGCGATCGACAAGATCGTGGCCTTCCCGGAAGACGGGCTTTCCGCGCAGAAGCTGTCCGACCTTCGCGCCGCTGCAGAAGCGTGGATGGCAGCATGACCTGGCCGCTTCTCATCCCGCTCGCCCTCGCGATCGCCCTCGCTGTCATGTTCGCCTGGCGGCGACGCGCCGAGCCTGATGGTTGGAGCCTCGGTCCGATCATCAAGGGCCGCAACCGTTCGAGGGGGCGGCTCACGCTCGGGCGCATCCTCGGAGAGGAAGGCCTCTGGTCGCTCGATGGCGGCGAGCCGCACTACGTCACTCGCTCGGCCTACGATCTCTCCTTAGGGGCCCGCATCCGCTTGCGCTATCGCGTGGAAGGCACGATGCGTCCGGTCGAGAAGCCGTCCGCCGATCCGCTACTGACGCTCTATTTCCAGCGCGAGGGCGACGACTGGTCGGCGCGCGGGCCGAAGCGGCATTATCGCTGGTATTCGAAAGCGCGCCTGCCGCTCGCGCCGGGCGATTACGAAGCCTTCGTCGACGTCGAACCCCGCGACTGGTTCTCCGTGCTCGGGGAGCCGGGCGAGGACAACCCCCGCATCTTCGAGCGCGCGGTCCGCGAAGCCGTACGCGTCGGCGTGGTCTTGGGGTGGCAGGGCCGCGCCGGGCACGGCGTCACGCTCGACGGCCGCTTTACCATGCTCCAATTCGCGATCGAACCCGCCCTCAACCCCGACCAGGAGACCGTCCGATGAGCCGCCGCAAGACCGAAACCGTCCACGTTCCTTCCGATGCCGCCGAAGCGGCTGAGATGCTCGCCGAGTATGTCGATCTCGATCGCCAGCGCATGATCGAACGGCTCGCGGCCGAAACCGCGATCGACCGGGTCAAGGCCCAGCGCGACGAGGCCCTGCGCGAGATCGAGGCGGAGGCGAAGCCGCTCTGCGCCGGAATTAAGTCCTGGTGGGAGAGCGGCGGCTGCGACGAGGTGGCGAAGGGCAAGCGCTCGGCCGAGCTCGCCAACGCCAAGATCGGCATCCGCCTCGGCATGCCGCAGGTGAAGTTCGTGCGGAAGGTCAAGGCGGGCGACGTCGTCGACTGGCTGCGCGGCCTGCGCTGGACTAAGGCGAGCACCTTCCTGCGCACCCGGATCACGCTCGACAAGGAAGCGGTGATCAAGGCGATCCGCACCGACCCGAAGACGGCCGAGACCTTCGCCGAACATCTGAGCGTCGAGCAGGCCGAGGAGTTCTTCATCGACACCGGCCTGGATGAGGACGCGCTGAGGAAAGAGATTGCGGGATGATCCACCTGCGATCGCTTGCGGGCACTTTCCTACAGGACCGGCGCGGTGCTTCATCGCGCGGTGAGCAGCAAGCGTCTTGATTCGGTCACCGATTACATCCGCAACGGCTGCCGGATGCGCGTGCGCTGTGGAGCCTGCGGTCATCAGATCGAGATCGATCCGCATCGCGTCCTCTCGCAATGTGCCAGCCGCGGTACCAGTCCCAGACTTTGCCAGGTCGGACAGCGCCTGCGCTGCAGCCGCTGTCGCCAGCGCTCCGCCTCGATCGCGCCGGGGACCTCTATCTAGAATTGTCGGGACTGCGCAGCCGATGGGATGTAAAGACGTTCCATGAGCGATATCTACGACAGATCGGAATGGCCGGCGCCCGAGAACAATCCCTTGGTCCTGCTGCTGCTACGTGGCGACGAATGGTATTCGAATCTTGAGATAGTCCGCGCGCTTGGCCTGGGAGATGGACGTGCTCTGCTGAGCCAAGGAGCCGCCTTCGGCAAAGTGCTGCAGTTTGACGATGCCGGCATCAGGCAGGACGAGCAGATGGTGATCGGAACCGACGTCAAGCCGCCCATGGTGGAGGACAAAGAGTGTTCTCTCGGGCTGCACTCGTTCTCGCCGCCATGCGCCATCAAATTATCAACGCGGTGGCATTTCGAGACTGGCTGGTTCGACGAGCAGCGAGCGAATTAGCGGGTGGCTGAAGGGTGCATAAGCGGCTCCTCAGCGGCGCTTCAGAACCCCAAATTACAGGCAAAAAGTGCTCTAGAGGGTCTTGTCAAAAGTCCAAAACGTCTTGTCAGGCTACAACGGTACATGTGTGAT